TTGTTGGTACACTCGTAACCATAAATTTTTTGTCAGCAAAATCAGCTGCTCCAAAATTAGAGTTTGTTATAGATGAAAAAGTAGAAGCATCTCCAAATAAGATAATATCTCCTGCTTGAAAAGTTGTTGTTCCTGAAAATGTTATAGTAACAGTTGGTGAGTTATTAGTGGTAGAAAAACAATTTGTAAGGGCTGTACCTGATGGATTAACTAAAGGATGTATATCATAAAATACACCACCAGAGTATGCATATAAAATTCTATTTGTTCCTATTGCTGCAAACTTAGTAGAGGCAGAGTTAACAAAATGATGTAATCCTCTTGCTACACCTGTTAATTTAGACTCTCCTAATTGGCTCCAACCACCTATTTTTTCAGGTGTACCATACCTAAAACGTACATTTTGTCCATCAGTCCACTGTGATTCAGCTCCAGTGGGAGTAACTTGTTTATTGAATCCGGGTAAAAATCCTAGTTTCTGTAGCATATATTAAAACCTGTTTACTAGGTGTTATATCAGATTAAAGGTGATTTCAATAGATTTAAAGCAGAGGGAATCTGTGGTGGATCATCCCCCTGCAAGCCTAATGTATAGACTATTTTTTAGATTTTGTCAACGTAGCACCTTTAAACCAAGAAGGCACACCTAATAAAGGTCTTTTATCTAAATAGTTTTCTTTAGCTGTTTTAGAATTAGCTTTATTATAATGTAAAAATACTTGTCCACAATCTTTACCTTTAAATTCTTCTCGCCAATGTTCTAAATCACAACCAGAATATATTAACATATCTCCTGGTTTAAGATCTACTTTAACGCCAGCTTGTTTTTCTTTACCTGTTGGATCAAGATAAATTGGCCATGGGTCACCACCTAAATTTAATGTTGTGGATATTTCACATGAGTATCTATCTTTATGTCTAGCTAATATATCACCTTTTTTATATATTCTTGCATATGAATATGTAGGACTTAATTTTAATTTTGTATGTTTTTCCATAACAGGTTTTACTTCTTGTAATAAAGTTTCCATTGCAATGTCACTATAATGTGAATAAGTATTTGGTACTTGATCATCATTCCATACACCAAAATATTCTGTAAAGGGTGATATGTATCTTTGATCAAATAAAAATTTTGCTACATTTCTTTTGTTTAAAAAATATTTATAAACAAAGTCTGCTATTTCTGGTGAGATTGCTTTTTTTAATACTGTATACTTATTATGTTTAAACGACATTTAATACTCCTTTTGGTATTGCTTGGCAGTTCCAATGTATAAATCTAAATGGACTATAACCCATATCTACAATGTACTGATGAGGTAGGTATGATGGAAAGAATATCATTCTACCTGGTTTTACTTTATAATTTATTGAGGATGAAGCATGTGTTACTTTTGTTTTATCTTTTTCTGGTAACAAATTCATAATATTTCCTGGTCTTGGGTCTTCAAACAAAGGTAGAGATGTGCTTTCATCTGCTTTTAAAAAATAAAAACCAGATATGTGACCATTCCAATGTGTATGCAAAGTATGGTGTCCTCCACCTTTTTTTGCAAATTCTTGCACCCATAATTCTGTAGTAAATAGTTGATAATGTGTTAAATCAAAACCCATCTCATCTAATAAATTATGTGCAGTTGCACCCACATAATTTTGTAACTCTGCAAAATTAGGATCTCCAATTAATGATGTAGAATGAAATACATGACCCATATCACCTTTATTACCAAACTTTTTATTACGCTTATCAATATCTGGTTTTAATAATTTTTTTGCTTCTTCAATATATTTATCTGATGCTTTATTTAAACTATCTACAAACTTAGGTTCATCTGCAAACCATATAGGACATTTAAAAAATTCTTCTAATGTTAATTGTTTTGGATAACTTACAATTTCTTTTTTTATTTTTTGTTTTCTAACTTTTTTCTTTTTCATATTTTTCCTTTATTTATATGGCCATCCTAAATTCCATATTACTAAACTTTTTCTTTCGCCACTTTTAACTGGACACACTCTATGCCATACAAAAGAAGGAAACACAACTAAAGATCCTTTAGGTAATATTTCTTTACACTTTACAGGTTTTCTAGGTTTATCAGGATCTAAATTTCTAAAATCAAATTCTAATTCCCCACCTTTATATTCTTTAGGATCAGATAAAGTTACAGTAACAGATAGTTTTCTAATCTTACCATGTGATGGATCGTTAGGTTCTGGTCTTTCATATGGTCTATCCCAACTATCACAATGCCAGTCATAATATTGTCCTTTTACATATTTTGTAAATTGACACGACTCACTAAAATGCCATTCAAAATTCCATCCAGCACTTGCATTTGCTTGATGAACATAGGGTTGTATTTCTTTGTAAATCCATCTATCATTCATCCAAACAATATTAGAATCTCTTTTCTGTTTTAAATCTTTAATTTGTTTTTGATTTAATTTTTTATCACCATAACCACCAGTGAGTGCCATTTGATCTTGTATAGATTTTCCGTATTTAATTATATCATCACAGATTCTATGAGGAATTGCTGATTGAAAATACCAATAATAATTTGCTAAGTTCATATATCTTTATGAACTTAATATAACATTATCTATGCTATTGTCAATGTACCCGAAGCTGTAAACTTAGCTAGTTTATCTCCACCAGGGTGAGTTGAAATTGTAGCAGACGGGCCTGGGTCAGCACTAAATGTAACTGCACTTGGTCCTCTAACAATAACTATACCTGATCCACCAGCTTTTCCATTTCCAGTACAAGTTGGAGTGTGACCAGAGTCAGCTCCACCGCCTCCACCACCACCAGTGTTAGCCGTACCAGCAACTGAACATGTATTTGGGGCTCCACCACCTGCTCCACCACCACCTGCTCCACCTGGTCCAGGGGCTGGTCCATGATAACTTGGTCCTCTACTACCACCACCTCCACCACCACCTGCGTAAGATGTGTCAGGTCCTAAAATTGTGTTAGGCGCACCAGCTCCACCAGCTCCACCACCAGAAGTAGTTCCACCAGCTCCAACCGCAGTTGCTCCACCCCCTCCACCACCTGCTCCTGCACATGGCATAGGATTTCCTGGTAAAGCTGTTCCACCATTATTTCCTTGAGATGGACTTGTTGGAGGAGTATTTCCAGATCCTCCAGCAGTAGTACATCTTATAGATCCACCACCACCTGATCCACCATCACTGTCTGAACATGCTGGTGTGCTAAAATCATTTGCAGCACCACCACCTGTTGATGTTATTGTTGAAAAACTTGAGTTACTTCCTTTATCACTAGATGCTCCACCTGCACCTACTACAATAGCATAATCTCCTTCTTCTAGGGTTAAAGCAGGAGCTTGTAACGGGGAAGGCCCAAAACCAGAGGCTCTATATCCTCCAGCTCCACCACCTCCACCTCTATTACCATTACCGCCACCACCACCTGCGACTACTAAATAATTAAGTGAATAACTTGCTATAACTCTTGGCCATGTTCCTTGACCCACTGCACTAAATTGACTTTGCATTGACCACACACCACTTGCTTTGTTTAATTCTTTTACAATAACTATTCCTGATCCACCTGCTCCACCTGTGCCACAACTAGCTCCACCTCCACCACCTCCAGTGTTGGTTGTGCCAGCGCCACCAGCAGTACCACCTGATGATGCATTACCTCCACCACCAGTACCACCACTACCATCTGGTTGATTATGTGAGGCTCCACCTCCACCACCAGCATATACTCCACAATTAGGAGTTCCTGGATAAGTTGGAGAAAAATCTGTACCTGCTCCACCTGCTCCACCTCCTGAACCACTACCATCTCCTCCAGCAGCAGCGTGACCACCACCTCCACCACCTGCTAATAATGGTATAGTGGGTGCACTTCCTGATCCATCACCTCCTGGATTTCCTTCTGGTGGACTAAAACTACCTGCATTACCTGATCCACCTTCTCCTACACCTACAGGTGTACAAAAAGATCTATTTCCCCCACCACCAGATCCACCTGGTGCTCCGCTTGTTGGGGCTCCTAATGGAGCTAATGTATTACCACCACCTCCACCACCACCTGATGATTGATATGTTATACCTTTTGCTATAATTTTTGATAAAGAACCATCACCACCATTATTACCACATGCTCTACCAGTACCACCGCCTCCTATTGTTACTGGAGTAGCGGCGTTTCCTTCCATAGGTATTTCTAAATTTCTAGCACCTCCTGCACCACCACCACCTGATGTATCATTACCAGCACCACCTCCACCAGCAACAACTAAGATTTGTCCAAATCTAGTTCCTGGTTGTGTTGTGATACTTCCGGAAGATGTTTTAGATGTAATAGTATTTTTTCCAAACGAAGTTACATTCGTTTTTCCAATTACTCCACCGTTTATTCTACTGCCGCCTCTAGGCATTTAAGTGTCCTCCTATTCGGACACCCAAGCTGTGCCATTCCAATCGTATTTGGTAGGTGTTT